TGGGGGATTATACAGAAGAGCAGCTACTCCTCTGGCAGCCCTCTCTGGGTATGGGGTCTCTCCCCAGACCTCTGGGGTAAACCTTGACATATAGATGTCCTTCTGTGCTGTAGCTAACTTACCAAGGTCTTCTAGTCTAGCTGCATCCTGCTCGGTAAATTGAGAAGGAAACTTGGGAAGTTCTGGTAATGTAGGTAAACCTTGTTTATTATCTGCCATATTAACCTCTTATTACTCCTCCTCTACCAATCATATTTCTTAGCTCTTGGGGTGTAAATCCTGTAGTTGCCTCTGGAGGGATAACACCAGACCTAGCTCCAAGGACTCTTCGAGTATTGCCAACTGCTCCACCAGCTTCTCTCTCAGCAGCTATCTTCTCAGCCTCAAGTGGTCTGCCCTGACCTGGCTCTGGTGCTCCTATCTGAGCTTCTATTGCATCAGCCATTCTATCAAATGTATCAGCTTGTCTTGAATCCCCACGAGTTCGGAGGTAACGAGCATGATTCCTGAATAAGGCTATCTTCTCAATGGTTATAGCCTCAATGGAATCAAGAATCATATCCCTTCTCTTAGCTCTGAGAATAGCTTGTGGGTCTTTCTTTCCTATCACATCATGGATAAGTGTAGCTTTATCAAGATGGTCTCTGAGATAATAGGCTATTGTCCCTTTCTCAAGCATATCTTCTGGAGTAGCTACACTAGACTCCACAGTAACATTGACCTCACTGGGGATGTCCTCTGGTTTCAGCTGCTCAATAAACTTACCTCTGATATTAAACACACGATTATGACTCTTGAGGTTAGATAAGACAAAGTTATCCCCTTCCTCTATGAAGAAGTGTTTAGCATCCATGTATGGGTAAAGAATCTGGTTAGCTGAACTGGAAGCCAACTGGGACAAAGCATAACCTGATTTCTGTCCTTCCATCATACCAAAGACAGCATCATTGAAACTTCCTTTCTGCATCTCCTTGCTAATATCAATGAGATGAGCTTGAACCTCTATAGGAATAGCTGCAGGTGGAACTCTTACAAGACCTTGCTCTCCAGGTGCATAATGGAAAAGAGGTGCTCTCTCCCTTAGTTGTTCTGGGGTAGCATTGGGCTGCTGGCTAAATTCCTCCATAATAGACTGAACAGTATCCCTAAGAACTTGACTAATCTCAGTCTTCCATTTATTGTAGGATTGCTTAACAGTTTCATTTACCTCGAAGATACTTCTTCCTGAAAGTTTCCTCCAATCACCAGTCTTCTTGGTAAGGCTTCCCTTATCTGGGAAACCAGCCACTGGAGCTACAAGAAGCTTCATTTCAGGTCTGTCTACCCATCCAGTTACATCCTTACCATCAATCAATATCATATTGAAAAGGGTATCCCCAACTAATCTCCAATAATCATCAAGGACTACTTCTGCAGTTGGGGAGAATATACCAGGATGTTCATAATTCCATCCTTCTTTGCTCTCTGCTTTTATCCTAGCTTCCTCTCTTGTAATTTTATAGCTATGGACACAAGCAACCAGTCCCCCATTAGCATATCGGGGGTAAACATCATAAGGATTCCAAAGCTGAGCTTTGAGCAATCCTGTTTTCTCATCAAAGAGGAGAACTCCTGAATACCATCCAAGAACAAGGAGATAGTGACCAAGCTCATCAAGGAAGGGCATAGAACCACCAAGCTTTCTCTCCCTGTCTATCTGCTTCCACGCATATTGACAACCTCTGTCAACTCTTGCTCTCTTGTCTAACTCAATGGAAGACTCACTGTTTATAGCTATTGAGTGGGAGAGTTCGCCCCTGGTAAGGAGGTAGTGAGCCATGTTATAGAATGTTTGGGGCTCATTACTCACATAAGATTCAAGACCTTTAGCTGCAAGTAAATCAATTAAGGTAAGAGTCTCATACCATTCCTTGAATTTAAGGTTTCTCTGATACCAGAAAGCCTTCAGAGACTGTATATCTGTTTTTACTTTGCTTATATCACTTTCCATATTTCCTCCTTACAGTGTAACTACCATCCCCAATTATTATAACTCCCCTGGAAACCTTTCGCCACTGCTCCAGTCTTTCTTACTGTAAGGGCTATCATAAAAGCTAGAGCCAAATCATCAAAGGTTTGAGCTTGTTCCCTGTACTTAGTCTTCAGTTTAACAAATCTGAAACTACGAAGTTGTCTGACAAGGTTAGAATCCCATGTCTTTACCTTGGGGAGGTTCTCCCTGGTCACAGTCATTAGGAGACTCCTTGTCTGGTCATTACTCCACCACCCTCTCTGGGTTGTTACCCTCCCAGTTGTAAAGTCTATTTGGTGGGCAACATTGGGGTAATCTGCAAGCTGCTCTAAGACAGCATATCCTGTGAAGTTTCTCTCTACTGCTATCATAGCATTATTATACCACTTAGCCAACTTCCTTAACAGCTCTGCAAACTGGTGTGGTTCAAGTCTAGCCTGGAAGGTAGCACATACCCTCCAGAGGCTGTCCATGACCACAGCAGCACTATAACTTCCCTCTGGAGCACCAGAAGATGTGTCTGCTCCAATTACATAGTTCATCTTGTCAACAGGAGGAAGCCAATATGCCCATCCTTCTGGATGTCTCTCTCCATCATAACAAACATTAGCCAGGTCTGTCAAGAGTCCCTGGTCAAATACAGGGTCTCCAACAGTAATAAAACAATCTACATCATTCTCAGGGTACTCAATGAAGAAAAGACCACCTTTCTCGGATAGCTTGAACCTCCTCCATCTTATCTGGTCTTCATCAAGATGGTGGGTATCAACAAGGAACTGTTCATCATCAGTATAAACAAGCTCTCCTACATCCTGGGGCTGTAAAAGATTAAGGACATCTGGGTCTTCTGGATTCCTTGGTATTCTGTAATCTTTATCTAACCACCAAGGAAAGAAGAAAGGTTTATAGGGACTCTTACCCTCTCTTGCTTTCACCCAAGTCTCATAAAAGACATTATTTTCTCCATTAGGGCTTGACTCAAGGGTGAGTTCACAAGTTAGAGGAACAGCATCCTGGATACCAGATAGAATTTTCCCACCATCCTCATAGAAGGCTACCTCTGATAGATGACCCATATGGATTGTATCCCCCCTTGAGAATGCTCTAGCTCCTGATGTACCAATGTAAACACTGCTGTCTAACTCAGGGAAGCTCTTCTCAGACCTGGACTCAGCACCAAGAGCTGGTTTAGGAGCATCCATAGAATCATAGTAGAACTGAACCCTGTCAAGGAGTCTCTGGGTAGCTCTGGTTTCATGGGATACCACAGCACAAGCTGAATGTTCAATAAGGATACACCGAAGGAACATAGCAGCAAGGATTGAGGAGGATATGCCTAATTGCCTAGCTTTGAGGACTATATTTCTCAGGGATTTATGGGTATGGAAGTATCTTTGGACTGGATTGAATGTATAGGGGACAACCAAACCAGACTTATTTACAATATAAAGGAGCTTACCAGCTAGGTTAATTGTATCTATTTTAGGCATAGCTGTCTCATCCTTATCCTACTAGACTTAGGGAATGAGATAGGAGCAAGTTTAGAACCAAAGTTTAATGTTGGGTTAATTTCTATTTCATCCTCTGTCTCTCTCACAAGGACACCAACAGTAATATTCCTTATAGTATGGATAGCATCATCCCTCGAAGTCCAATGAGGGATTAAGTTAGGGTCTACCCACTCCAAAAGGACTATCTTCACATGAACCCCTTAGCTCGGAGTTTCCTCCTGACCTTCATTATGGGTTTGCTCACTCGCCTGTGCAAGTTCGCCCTGCGAATATTTTGGCGACTGGATATTAACTTCTTCAAACTCCCCATTTATGATTTCACCTCCTTGTTCTCTTCCTGGGAATATTTGATTGACACGCTGTTGCCAAGAAAGTACCTGTATTCCTGCAGGAGCTTTGTCCAAGTCAGTAATAAGCTTACTATAGACCTCTCTAGCTAGATTAGTACGAACAAAAGCATACTCCCCAGAATCAATCTCTTCTTTCATCCTGGCTATTATCTTCCCCTCAAGGATAACAGCCTCAAGCTGATTATCCCTTCTTAGAATCTGGATAGCCTCTAATTTATACCTAGAAGATAGTTCTTGAAGTTGTCTATGGACTGCAACAAAAGCCTCATTGTGAAACCAAGTATTGTATGTACCCCTGGCAATGCCAATAAGGTCTCTTGTAGAACTGGTGTCCAAACCAGCTACTCTCCTGACTATGTATTGCTTTTGGTGCTCAGAAAGGTCTTTGATTGCCTCTACTAGGTTAGCCATACAGCAACATCATAGCATAACCAGTTATTTCTTGTCAAGCCCTCTCAGGTTACTCCTCTCTTAGCTATAAAAACCCCTTGACAAAATTAAAGCTAAGATGTATACTTTAGTTAAATGTTCAAAGCTAAGACAGCTACAAAAAAACCCCTAATAATAAATTATACAAGGTATTGAAAATGCCCAAGGATATATTATGAATTTTTGTTACCTCAAAGAAGATAAACAATGCAAAGGATGTGAAGGTTTAATATTTGCTGGGGAAAAAGCAGTAATTATTAGGCTCAAGGTAAGTACTGGGATAAAACTCCCCTTTGCTTTCCATCCACAGTGCTTCATGGATTGGAGCAATGCTATGTTTATATACAGACTGGAAAAGTGGGGAGCAGACAATCCCCCAAAAGAACAAAAACCAAGGATAGGAAGACCAAGGAAATATACAAATTTCCTAAAAGCAAGTAGACTGGAAGGAAGGATATGTTATTATAGGAAAAAAGGTAATCAGGACAAAGTTCAGGAATTGGAGCATATGCTCAATAATCTGAAGATAAAGGAGGGATAATGATAACAACAAAGGTCAAAGTTCTGGAAGGGGTAAGGTTCAGGATAGATGTCTCTCTTGAAGAGCCATTTGAGTATAGACATTGGGTAAGAGTCGAAAAGGTAAGTAGGAGACTCCTTGATAATAGTAAAGAATTCAGGATAATCCTCAAGGCTCTTGGTTTTAGGGAGGTTGAAGAAGAACCCTGGACTGACTCTGTTATCTTTGCACAGTACCCAGTATGCTATATAAGGTACAAAGCTGTCCAATTCCTTGTTAACTCCTATTGGAAGATACTCCTGTTCCTCTATGATAATGCTAGATTGTTCAAGAGGATACCAGAAGGTGAACAGTTCTCCTGGAGGTACTTCACTCCTTATACATGGTTCAAGGCTATCTGGGACAAGGTACATAGAAAGGAGGGTGGCATATATGTTAGTGAGCAATTGGAAGGGACTGATACTACACAGACCTTCATCTTCCCTCCTGATGGGCTATCTTACTCCTTCACTGTTGGGAGTACTACCTACATTCCTAATTATGATATAGATGCTTACCCACCTGAGCAAATAGATTCCTGGAATCCAAACATAGGGGTTCAGGATTAAGCTACAGTTGCCCCTACAATGTGAAATGCTCCCTTAGCTTCAGGATTTTAGGGTGACTGGGTTTTTTATATGAGACAATATTCCCCCCGATTTTCATAGGTGGCTTGGGAGTATGGGGGGGACACCCCCAATGATTTTAGAATGCAGGACTAGGTAGGATGGTTATTGGTAGGATAAGGAAAACCCAACACTGGATATGTCAGGCTGGAATAGTTCAGGCAGGTAGTATCCAGGTCAGGGTTATTCTTATCAGTTCAGTACACAGGGCATAAAAGAAGGGGGGACACTTGCTAGTTTAGCATCCCCCCTGGGTGTCAGGCTTTGATTGTGTAGTCTTGCCCTTCGTAGGCTTGGACATGATACCCAAACCTTTGAAGGACTCGCATAGCACTATCACCACCAGTGTCAAGCTTCAGGTATTGGCACGCTTCACTACCACTTCGAAAATTCCCTGCAAGGACTAGGCTATCACCTTCTACCTTCTTAACCACGATTGCTCGCTTGGTAGTGGCAGGCTTGTTAGCGGATGTTGCCTTGCCTTGTGGTGCGAAGGCTTTGTTGATTACCCAGTCGCCCCATGCCCAATCATCGGTTTCGATGCGCTTAGCATCTAGCTCTTCCTTGCTAGCTTCAGGGTGATTAGCAAGGTATGACTTCCGCTCATCCTTGTTAAGTGGCCTTGATACCTTCCCATAGGCACGGTATACATTGTACACCCCATTGGGTGGCTCTGGCAGGTTCAATTCCGCTAGGCTTGCCATGAAAGTTTGTTGCAATACCGCTTGCTTGGCCTGGCTTTCCCTTGCCTCAAGGATGCCGTCAATCAACTTAACTAAGCTTTCATTGTCAGGGTACAATTCCTTGTACTTGACTAGTTCGTCATAGGGCATGGCCTCAATCAAGGGATTGGTTTGTGCGACTTGGTTTACTTCATTAGTCATTGGCTATTAACCTCCTTAGTTTTATATTAGTCAGGCTATTGGCTTTACTTCCTTAGTCCCTGACCTTTGTTAAAGTACTCTGACTAGCATCAAGTACCAATTATAAGCTTATCATACCTGAACCCCCTTGTCAATAGTTTTTACCCCCCTGCGTACAAAAAACCTAGTTTGCATGGCTATTACATTGCTATTGCCTGACTATTCCCAGACTATGGACTAGCCTCAAGCCTGAAGTTAGTAGCTAATGGCTTCATGCTATGCCTCTCTGAAGTCCACTGGATTGACATACATTATGTCATGTAGGTTATTCATAGCTAATCACTCCGAATAGCTTGACAAGGACTGACAGTGCATATATGATGGAATTGTAGCTAGGCAAAGGTTCAGTCTAGCTGGCACATTAACAACTGAATATAGGTAACTACCTGATGGTAGTGGGTAAGCACTACAGGGAGGTGCAATGTGATAAGTGCTACTGTTCATATAACAAGGTCAGGAGATTCAAAGTTTGATAAGTCAGAGATAGTAAGTATCGAGAGATACCTTGAGGAAGTTAGGGCTATCTTACTCCTTGGGGGTGAAATCCCAATCGCAGTATTAAGGGAACTCCCACCAAAGACTGATTGATAGGACAAGGCAGGACTTACCTCCTGCCATCAGGTAGTTACCAAGTTAGCTGTCTCTTGGTAGTGGGTAAGCACTTCAAGGAGGTAAAATGACTTATAAGGAGTTGAACGTGTGGACAGTAATACTAGTAATAATTATTCTCGCACTCCTTACTGTTTGTGCTATAGGGGCAACCTCGTGAAGACAATGAACTGGCTGTTAAACCTAAGCTCCCAACTGTTAGATAAGGATTGGTAGGACTTACCTCCCACCAAGAGACAGCTAACAAAGCTAGTTACCTCTAGGTGCTGGGTAAGCAGCATACCAGAACCAAATATACACAGGAGGTGAAGTATGCCAAAGAGAATGCTTCAGTGCTTAGAGGAAATAGTCAAGGAGCTTGGTGCTCTGAAGCCAGAGGATTTCCTCCCACCAAGAGCTAAACCAGAGCCAGGGGATACTGTCCTCATGGAGATGAATGATGAGACAAAGAGGTTATGCTCCCTGTGGAATAGAGCTGCGGATGAGCATAACTCCTTCATAGAGGATGCTTTAGCTAAAGGGAAAATTCCAATGGAGCTATCAGAAGAGGAGCAATGGAGAGTCCTCTACTTGGGGGATAAGCATGACCTAATTGAGAAAATTATGTGGTTCTCAGTGAGGAAGCAAGCTAACCTCTTCAATAAGGATGCTGGTATCAGGTCAAACTGGATGATAGTAATACCTGCTCCACAGAAGGAGATATACCCACTGGAGAAATTCCTTGACAGTCTTGATGGAAGTGGTGGCTTTTCCCCTTCCCCATTCTAGGAGGTGATTTCCCTTACCAGGGAATTTGTCTTGGGCAGTGCTTACCCACTGCCTAGAGGTAATTAGCTAAGTGCTGGTGTCCTTCAAGTATGAAATCTATCGGTTGACTGGACAACCTTGCAAGGTTAGGCTTGGAGGCAATGTTCAGATTAGGTGGAATAGACCGAGCCAGCACTAATCTAAAGAAAGGAGGTAAACAGTGATGACTCTTTGGAAGTATCCTATTAAGGAAGCAAAGAGAGCACCTCGTTCCTTCCACTGTTCAGGATGTAGGAAGGCGATTGTGCGAGGCAGTATCTATATAAAGACTAACTATGGCAGATACTGTGTCTCCTGTGGGAAGAAGCTTCCTAGTGTAGAGCAGGTCGAAGAAGTATTCAGTAAATAATAGTTAGGAGGATAAGATGAGTGAAGAGAGAGAGAAAGGGAGTTTAGTTGATGTTCTCAATGTGAGTAAGACACGAGAGGAGATGGAAGAGCTGGCTGCTCAGTGTGCATCTATGTTTATGGAGAATCCAGAAGCCTTCAGGGACATGGCTGCAATGACTCTTGACTCTAATGGTGTAGGTTATATAATGGAGTTTCCTATCCCTGGTATAGCCAAAGCTCTTGCTGTATCAAACCAACAGTTCTTTATTGCTGGTTATATCAAGGGTATCTGCCACCAAGAGGAAACAGCTAGACTAGAGAGAATGCTGAAAAAGCAGTAAACCTAACCTCTTTACCCTGCCCATTAGCAGGAGTCCAAGTCAGATATGTTATGATTCACAAGCTTCTGGACTACTGGGCAGGGATAAGGAGGCTAGATAAAAGGAGGGATAAGATGTGTTTAGCAGAAATATGGGATAAGAGATACCCTCACAAGACAGGGTATAAGCTCCTCTATAAAGAGAAAGGAAAGTTTCATACTGGGATGTGTGATGCTGATAGGGTTGAGATAAACAAAGATGAATATGCCAAAGCAAAGCCTGTAGATATAGAGATTTCTGATACCTGTGAACTTTATAATGGTGGTTTCCATATCTTTCCTACTCTCTACGAAACTAGAAAGGTACTGAAGTTCCTTGATAGTGAAGAGGATGATTTTAATGAGTTTAGTAATATAGTTATTTGCAAGGTAGCTTTTGAGGAACAGACAAATTATGGTTTGGTAAACTGGTGGTCTACAAAAGGTGGAGTCTATAATCGCTTTCCAACCAGATGTGTAGTAGCCCAGAAATGTAAGCTCCTGAATGAGGTAAGACAATGAAAGAGGAAAAGAAAGAGTATAACCCACCTGTTTGCCCTATCTGTGGTAATCCACTGTATAAAGTTAATGAGGATGTACTAGAACTGTATGAGTTTGATATAGATACAGGGAAGTACAAGGAAATACAGGATGCTGGAACAATAGCAATCTACTGTCCTCATTGTGAGAATGACCTATCTGAATTGTTCCCAGAGGGGGTCTGTAATTATGAGTAGGAAGATGAAAGTTGGAAGTGGAGGGAACAGGAAGATTGGTAGGAATAAGGAAAAGTGCCTGAGGTATCGCTCTAGAGTTGGTAAACCTCTAGGTAGAGGGATACAAGGGAATAAACTAGGAAAGAAAAGTAGGAGGAAAGATGAAGGATAAGGAGACTATTAGATATATCCAGTGTGCTAAATGTGGTGGGACTCAGGGTACACTGGTAAAGAGGGGAGAGGAATATGTCCACATGAGGGATATTGACTGCAGGAAGTACAAAGCCCTCAAGAGGAGGAAAGAGAGGAGAGAGGCTATCCTTAAACAAACTAAACCAGTCCCCCAGAAGGAGGTATCCAAAGATGAACAGGATACTTAGAGTATTGAAGGAAACAGAGGAGGGAATCAATAAGCTGGATGCAAGGGAGTACTGGACTTCTAATAGTAGTGGCTGGAGCTTAATATGTCTCAGTCTCTTCTTGTTTACTCTTAGTATAATTTCTCTATTCATTGATTTATTTTATGATTTAAAGAGGAAAA